AAAAAACATTAAATAAGTTATTAAATTAATTCTTTTGACATATCTTTCCTTGAATTAATATCCTCATAAAAAAATAATACGGAAATGCCAATCATAAATCGTGCAAGCCTTTATAACCAAATTGATATTATAAGCGAAATAGCTACAAATTCATTTGAAATAACAGATTCAACTCTCTTAAGGATTCAAGTCATGAGTTTAACCGAGCAATCCAATATGATTCTCTTATCAAGAATATTAAAAGATAATGCAGATCTTCATGACATAATAATGTCCTCACTTGATTACACGAATAGGAAGTTCCCTTTGGATGAGGGGATATATGAGAGATCAATGAGGCCAAATAATACCTTGGTGTACTCATTATCTGAATATATATTTGAGAGGTCAGTAAATAATAATAGTTTTTTAAATGACTATAAGAAATTAAATGAGAATTTAATAAAAGAGGCAATACACTCATCATATACTAGACTTGGATCATCGAGTATAAGAGATAACTTTATAAGTAGTAATATGATGATCCCAAATGCAACTATAAAACTTAGTTCTTCAATATTTGCAGCGTCAGAATTCCTTAAAGAGTCTTTATCTTCTAGCTTAAATTTCTTCTTTCAATGTACAAATAGCAGAGTGCAGTCATTAACACCACATATGATAATGGATATTCCCTTAATAGATATCTTTGATATTGCTAAATATAGGGGACTAATAAATAAAACTCATTATAATTTTAAACAGATGGGCCTTAATATGTTTATATATCCTTTTGGTAATTTCTATGTTCTCATTATTGATCATGACTCATTTTTATTAACTTATGAAATCACGAGAAGAGCATCAGAGTTACTTGAGGAATTTGCAAAGTTATCACTTCTTAGTCAAGTTATGGATTTGAGTGAAACAGATATAAAGTATTTTCTTAAGAAAATGTTTAGAGAAATCTTGTCTATATCAAGGTGGGATCCAGAGATGGTTGGTGAGATCATTAAAGCAGCAAGAAACCTCTATCTCGCAAAACAAGAGACAACTAATATACTTGGGACATCAATGTATGATTTATTATGCCTTGAATACACTGAGGAAAAACTGAAATATGCAAAGAAATTCTTATCGTTCATTGAATCGAGTTTTACCAGTATTAGATATTCAGTTATGTTTTCACATATATACAAGGTAAGCGCTCATCCCGATGTTGACATATCATCAGCATTCAAAAAACTTGAAGGTTTATATGAACCAAATAAAGTTGATAGTAATATATTCACATATTATAGAGGTGTCCTCAGAAGATCAATATTTGAGAGTCTAGCTAAATCAAGGAAAAATCCAAGGTTATCAGAGGGTCCGTTAGTGGAGAAGTCATTAACTAGCCAGTATAATTATAAGCTCCTTATAAATGCATCAGCTATGTCATGGGCTGATTGTAAATTTGAAATAAATTCGCAGTTGCCAAGATTTGATGATATGGTTGTTAAGGTATCTAACAAATCATCAGCACCATCAACCTCTATTAGATATAGAGATTTTGAGAAAATGAAATCTTTCTACAATAAAGATATCTCTAAACGCTCTATACTTAATTTAAATCTAGTTAGGAAATTTCTCTCAAAAAATGACTCTGAGACTACACTTCTTGGTGAAAGTATGCTTAGTGCCCATTGTGCAAGGGATAAAATAGAGAAGCTTGTATCTGCCTATCAGAATATTCAGGATAGGAACCCTGGTATTGATTTTGACGAAATACCAATTAGTGAATTTATTCAGGAATTTAAGGCCAGTAGGGATAACTTTCATATAGTTGGAACAGAACCAAAGCTTGGAGAAAAGCATAAGAAGGAAACTAGGATGTTTTATATGGCTGAACAACCAATTAAAGCATATACTCAAAGATGTGAGAGACTTGCTAGGCAAATTTCAAGGCATCAACGTGGTGTTAGCATAACTAAAAGCTCAGCTGGTAGGGATCGTGACCTTAACTCTTTTATTTCATCTATGAGATATGTAAATACTGATGAAGATTATTGTTTCTTTATATCTTTTGATATGTCTTCATTTTCAATGAAATTTCCCCATGTATTACTTGATGATTATGGTGAGATATTATATGAATTGACAGGTGACGCTATATATAAGCACTTGAGTATTGTTTTCAAAATGGCGGTTGTTTATAATAATACAAGAGAATCATTTGAATATATTCCAGCCCCAAAAGGAGGTTTTGAAGGTTTCTTCAATTTTATTTGGACCTCAATACATGCGGCAATATTAGAAACAAGCCTTATGAAAACTGGATTGGCAGGTGAAGTTCTCACTTACTCAGATGATGGTATCCTAAAGATCTATTTCAAAGATATCACTGGTAGATCACCTTTAGAGATTGTTGAGACAATTAAGAGGACTTATTCTTCTCTAGGTCTAGAGTTCAATCTTGGTAAGACATTAGTCAGCCCAATAATATGGGAATATCTTGGTAAAGTGTGTTATAAAGGAAGCATAATCAGCTCATATTCAAAAGAATTAAGTACTTTAGGTGTTGAAGAGACAACAAGAAGTTTTAATCCAGTAAGCCTACGGCTTAATAGTTTGATTGGCCAGATGAGGGCAACTGTGGCTGCAGGAATGCCAGTGTTCTGTGTATCAGTAATAGGGACATTCTATACTTTCAAAATGATAGTTAAATTAAATAGACTTACACCATTAAAGATATTGAGATATTTAGTAATAATCCCAGAATCATGTGGAGGTCTAAGGATACCATCATCAATTGAGTTATCAGTGTCAGGTGGGACAAATGGCCTTATAGAATTTATGGCAGATCTTGCCATCTACTCGGAATATAATAATAAAGTGACATCAGCCATAATCTCACATATATATAATAATATGAAAGATGCAGACGTAGTTACACTTGCATTAAGAAAATGTTATGTTGGAGTTCAGGGGATGGATAATTCAGGTAGGTCGGTGATGCTTGCTATTATTGATGAAGCAAGAAAGAAGAGTAAGATAGACATCCCAGATGATCCCTTAAATGATAATATCAGATTAAAATTATCAGAAATAATGCTTCAGGTTGATAATATAGATCTAGAGATTTTTGGCAATATAATAAGGTCAGTTCCGAGTGTTGTTGCTTACGAAGACATAATTGCATTAACAAAAACACAAGCAATATTCAGACTAATATCAAAGAGAAAAATCCAGTCATATCAGTCTAAAGATACAGTCAAAGTCAGAAAGAATATAAACCATTGGTCAGATATCTTGACAGGGAATTTAGCTAACCAACAACCCTTATCACCAGTGTTATTGTATGAGAAAGTAGATCATATGTGTTTTGACAAATTATGCATCTTTAGACCTTCTATTAGAATCATGTACACTAGTGAAAATAGTGTCTTTTATACTGTTGTTAAGACTGAATATCCTAGAATATCAATGAATGACGTAAACAATTCTCCTTTTGATTTTGATTATACTGAGGTCATGAAGTTTACTAAGCAAAGGGATGTTGATCTTGTTTGGGATGCTGAATCCTTTGGGTATTCTGAAGAATTTTATGTTAGACAATTTGCTTATAAATTAATTAACTTGATAACTAGTAACATTAACATGTGGGGCCCAGCAAAGGATATTGTCTCACTTTTCTCTGTTGATATTGTCCTAACCTATTGTATGAATAAAGTTAATAAATCTATATATAGGAAAAGGGTCAACAAAGGTAAAAATTTGGATATCACTATTAAATCTCCTCAGGGTCTTGAAGGAATAACATATATATTTAATTCCCCTGAGGTTTATTATGATATTGAGAAATATCCTAACAGTGATCTTAGCACTTATCCAGGTCTTGCTAAAGCTTTATTTCTATCATTTATTTCTTATGTTAAGCCTGAATTAGGCAAGATAAGCTCTCTTAAATTCAACTTTAACAGTAAATGGGCACATTACCTTATCCATCCTGATAGAATGGATGTTAGTGATTATAAAAGAGTGTTTACAGATATCACTAAGCCGCTTGTTAATAGGATAATGTCTATAGAAGTTGCTATAAGCGAAGCTATAGATGATATTATCATAGAAGATGACTTGGCTGATAAGCTTCAGGATATACCAGGCTTTGATGAGAGTTCAACTGATATTTATAATAGCTTTGTTCAAGAGTTCCATATCCACCTTCTCAAGGATTATATCCTTCATTCTATCAATGATAGATCAATGAGGAACATAGTAGAGCCTCCTAAAATACCAATAAATATAAATATAAGGATTAAGTTTATATCAACAGCAATCGTAGAGGCTGTTTACGAGACATATTCATCATCACAGTTAGCTATTATATACAAAGAACTCAAGACAATGGAGTATGGTATCATAACTGATTCGAAGTTTATAATGGAGTTTGGCCTTAATAAGTTCATTGATATGGCATATGAAATAATATCAAGTGTCTATGTAAGTGTATTACCATCTGATGTCAAAAGGGAGATATATGATATAGAGTTTCATATAGAGAAAATTCATACTTATATTTACAAAAGGGATATATTTAAGCAAGATGATCAGATATTACTCATGATATCAGATAATCCAAGCTCAAACTATTCTAAACAGAACTTGCATGGTATAATTTCTAAGCTTTACAAGAACCAGCTTGTTATTCTTAATAACGGCCTTAGGAATAGTAATTGGTCTGTTGAATCTATTGATCCAGAATTAAGGAATATATTCCAAGATGATATAGATATAGCTTATGATGTTTTTTCCATAACCTCAAGTATCATGAGATATTCAACACACCGTGAGTCTATTATGTTTCCATTCAATATAAGGATGGCCACTGTTATGCTTATTCAGTGTTGGGCCATAAATTATCATGTTATGAGTTTTCCTGATCATTATATTGAGAGTGCCGGTGGTGTCAGTTATCTTAACAAGCTGATTCCAAGCTTGTTAGGCAAAACAGATGAGAGATTTACATATATGCTTGATTATGCTTACAATATGTATCATGAAAACTTATATGGTGTTATTCAAGAAATGTCTGGACCTGATCATTGGTATAGAGCCAGTGATACAATATATCCTGTTATAATCAAAAGATGCATTGATAGGTATAAACTTGGTAAAAAGAGTCCAAAGATGCCAACAGCTAAGGCTCTGTGGTACCATGCTCACGGTATGATTACAAGATTTAATATTGTTATGGGGAGAGCTATTTCGGCAAAGATATCTATAAATTATGTTCCAAGAAATGTTAGAGAAAAACTGATCGAAAAGGGGCTTAAACTTGATGTAACTGATATTATTATAGATAATAAATTCTGCGTTCGTCCCAAGAAGATTTTGCTAAAGAATATATATGAAGATAAAGACATGAAATTTGAGATACTCTATTCTATAAAACTGACAGTATCAGAGGCATGTAAGAAAAATATAATGCCACAAGTTAAGACTAAATATCTTGATGAGAATCTAATGAAGATATTTAGAAAGCATAGCGGTCCTGTTGACACACACTTTAATAATTTAACACCCAATTTAGCAAATATTATAATATTTGAAGTAGATAATTTTTCTGAATCTTTATATTTATATAAGCTCTTATGTAAAACAAATAAAGGACTTAGTAAAATATTTGTTGGCACTAATAGGAAGTATAGGGTTATAAGCTATGGTTTTCTATCACCTAATCTAATTGATATCATTAATAATTATGAGAAAGAAACTGATAGTAGTTTTAATGACACTAAGGATGATGACTATGACCCTGTAAAGGGCGCTGAGAGTAATGCTAGTAATATATCCTTTAATGATATTACGAATATTAATGATGATGTTAAAGAAATTGAATACATTGAAAGTTGTCTTGTTACTAATACAATTGATTTTGATGAGATTGCTATTGAAGAGTATTATGAAGAACTGAAGCTTGATGATATTAGAAACAATGAGGATATTACTGAGCGACTTACCAGGGATAAAGTATCTATTAGTAAAGATAAGAGAAATAACCCTCCGCGAATTATGGATGATGAGCCATTGCTAGCATTGGCTACTTGTATACTTAGAGGGGACTTTATCAAAGGACAAATGAGTAAGGTTTTTTCTTACATAATATTGATGATTGATTATAAACTGAGAGTCCCAGGAATTACTTGTAGTTATAGGCAGAGGGAAGTAAATATGGAATTTGATGAATTATACTCAAGCATTCTCACAGAACTAATGAAACCCCCCAGCGATAGTCATAGATTGAGGGAAGATATAGCTTATGTTACATCTTGGCTTTATAAGAACCCAATTGAATCAAATAATCCTATATATAAAGCTACTAGGAACAGATTGATGAGAATGGATATCCCAAACCTCCAGAACACAATACCAATGATTGAAATATATGGTAAGACAATAACTATTGATGAATACATAAAGACAAAGAAAGCAAATGAGTCAATGAAGGTAGGTGACATCTATAAAGAGTTGATTGTAACAACAGATATTGATAAAGATAGACACTTGATTAAAAAGTTTTTAAATGATAAAATTACATCATCTGTTTATTATAATGCTCTTGCTTTAAGTGGACATTCCAAGTTAACAGATGATGATGCAAAAATAGATGAAATAAACCCAGATATCAATGTAATAGAGGACAAGGTATATACAATTGATATGTTGCAAGAAATTGAAGCTAAAGAAGTTGCTAAACTAATCATAGATGGGAAAGTGGACCCAGCTATATTAGGAGACTTCTTCTTTAACGATGTTGAAGCAGCTGCTTATGATAGTGAATATGCTGATGAATGGGATAAGATTGCCATGTCATTTAATCTTCCTTGGTTTTAAATGAATTATATCACTTACAATGCCCTCATCTGTATAGTTATTTTATTTTTAATTATTGCTTTATTAATTTTATTCATGAAAAACATAACTAATGGGCCTAACGCTGTCTTAATAAACTCATGCTAGATAATAATAATATACATGACTCTAGATAAGATGTTTTAAATCATTTTAAATTTTATTTTTTTGTGTTT